ATAGTGATTGATTAGAGTGACGATGCATTGAGCGAACGATCAGAGGGTTAGCAGCGTGACATCCCCGGGCGAGGACCGAAACGAAATGTGACTTTAGTGTTACTTACGTGTTACATCCCTTCGTGGTCTGAACGCATCGTTCAGTGTGTAATGTTACTTTGCCGCCAAAAGCAGCCTGAAATGGCTCTATTTGGGCGGCTTTTTTTACGCCTAAATCCCCCGTACATGGAGATAAGAGCCCATTTCTCACCTTTTACTGCCTCTGTTGGGCAACCTATTGCCTGAGCGTTCAAAAAGGCGTTCAGAGGCTCTTTATGTTGCTTTTGAATGCTTCTCCTTTGTCGTTCGTTTGTTCTGCTTGATTCGACTTAGGGGGACATTAAGGGGGACGTTTAGGGGGACATCTTTTTTTGAGTAAAAAACGAAATATCTGCGTTAGGGGGACATTTAGGGGGACAAATTCGTGTAAAAATTCGCTTCGTATCGTGGGGGTATGCGCAGAATAGCCGTCGAATTTGCGTAAAATAAGCGGGATAACACCCCCTTAATGACGAATACAACAAGATTGCAAAAACACATATATTGCTGAATACGTGTGTTTTGTGCGGAAATTCGGACGAGATTATCGGCCGATAGTGCGCGAGACGCGCCAAGTTACCCCATTGTATTGAATCGGATGCTTGCTTTTACGAGTGCAAGAGCTTGGATGGAATCGACGGGAATATCCTTCGGAGAATGGTGCGGATTGTGGCTGACAAGCCGAACAAACCGATCATCGTCTGCTTTCTGGATGTACTTGATCGTGATATAGCTCTCGCCGTCAATATTGAACGATAACAGATACATCTCTCCCCACAGAATGGCGCTCGATCCATTGGGTATTTCCTTATATAATACGATATCTCCGCTCTTCAATAATGGATACATCGAGTCGCCCCGGACGTAGACGGCCCCGTCGCACGGCGGCAAATCGGGAATCTGAATATGACTGATCGGAGTTCGTCGGGTCTGATCGGCGAACAAGGCAACCAAGCCCGCCGAGGCATCGAGTTCGTAGAGCGGAACGTTTTGTACGTCGACAGGTCGATCCGTGCGGAGTGAAAACTGCGTTTGGACGGTTGGAGAGTCCAATTGGGAGACTTCATCTCGGATCATTTCCCCTCTTCCGGATAGCAGCCATTCCGCAGATATATTCGCATTTGCGCATACTTTTTCCAGGACATCATACGAGGGTTTCCCCTGTCGGGTTCCCACAACGTTCTCTATAACGGTCGGAGAAATGCCGACTTGCTGGGCAAATGCTCGCTTATTGCCTGCGTACAAGCGATTTATAATTTCAGCAAATCGACCGTTGATGCCAGTGTTCTTTTCCATATTCGCAAAAGCGTAAAAATGTTCGCAAAATATTTTGATTATTCGCATTTGCGAATTATATTTGCGTTGTCTTAACAAGTTAAGGTGTGGTAAAGATAGTGAAAATTACAAGAATAACGAAAATGGGAACCGATATTAAGAGATGGCACACGCAAAGCAGCAAGGATCGGGTTTGTTTCTACCTGATCATTCGCGGGGTCGCCTTCAACTACACCCCCGAGCTGGGAATCGTTTTCGAGGCCACGAAAGCCTTTGTGGACCAGATGGCGAATACTTTGGTTACAGCCTACGGATGCTCCCTCAAACCGATCATCAACGAACTCAAATAAAGCAATGACAAAGCAGGAATTCGAAGCCCGTACGGGCTTGAAAGTAAACTCCGAGGATTATGCCCGGATCGAAAAGATGTACATGGCTGCCGGCAATATGGACAAGGACTTGTTCTGCGCCGAATACAAGAAGGTGGGGACCAGCGTTCTGGTTGCCGAACTTTTCCGGCAGGTGCTTGTTCTGAAGGGGCAACTCGAAGAGCGTAACAACGAGCTGGATGATGCGGTTCAGCGGCGAGCCGATGTCGCGGAGTTCCTTGTCGGGAAGGCTGCAGTACACAAGGACGACGACGGCGAAGACTTCTACCGGGTCGCGCTTCGTATCGCCGGTCGGAACGACTGCGTCCGCACCAAACTCGAATATGGATATCCCTTGAACGGAGAGGATATCGCCTTCCTCAAATCCCTGTTGTAGTGCCCAAGTATCAACCAAACAACCAAGCAAGCAATGAAATACATCAAAATCCAGCCGGCAACGAGATCGCGCATTTGTCGCATGTTGGGAATCAGCCGGGTAACATTGTGGTCTGCTTTGACCTATCAGACGCAGAGTGCGCTGGCCGAACGGATCCGGAGGTTTGCCATGCGTGAAGGCGGCCGCGTGGTGTGCGAAGTCGATGTGACCAGTGGCTTCTCGCCCAACTGTGAAACGACCTTCTCTCACGGCGATTCGGCGGACGGACATGTTCGTCAGATCACACAGACGTTTGCCAACGGCGTGGAGGTCGTCCTGATGGGCGAAGAGGCCACGGCCGCGATAACCCGGAACGGCGAGCCGGTGAGGTCCTATGCGAACGTCACGCTCGGCGACTGGATGCAGATTGCCTACGAGGCGCAAAGTCTTTCGGATTCGCTCAACCCTCAACTGCGATAGAGTATGAACAACGCGCGACGAAAGATTCTCGACGAGCTTGTTGAACACCTCGAAGAGATCAAGGCTCGATTGGAAGAGGTCCGTCAGGACGAAGAGGAGAGTTACGATAACCTCCCGGAGTCATTCCAAGAGGGATTTCGAGGGGAACGGATGCAGGAGGCGATTTCGCGGATGGAGGATGCATTCGGGTCGATCGAGGAGGCGATCGACGCGCTGACAGAAGCTCGGGAGTAATGGCAGGCCCCAATAGCTCAAATGGTAGAGCAGCGATGCGCATGGTCAAGACAGCAGGATGCCGGTTCGAGTCCGGTTTGGGGCGCAAATGAACAAATGACATGGAGTGGTTCGGAAACATAATAGCTGTAACGAAGCATGATCTGACAAGGTCGGATGATGGCGAAGGCGTTATGAGCGCCGATTGTTACAAGAAGCTCGTGGCCCGGGGGCAACTTACGATGCTCCGGCCGGGCAAGGGGCTCGGCTCCTACGCGCTGATTGAGTACGCTTCGATGCCGAGCCGGTTCCGTGACCGGTTCGAGGCCAAATACGGAGATCCAGAGAAGACCATGAGACAAAATGAGATTACACTGGCAGCCGATCCGGAGGCGCAGCGGTTCTTTCACGATCACCTGCTGCCTAACGGAGAGCATCTGCCCGAGGAGAAGCAGAACGAATATACGTTGAACGCCCGGGTGCTGAACGCCCTGCGTGAGATGTTCAACACCCAGCGGGCGATGCGTCGCGCGTGTAACAACAACACCCCGGTGATCTGGACGAATATCTTTGCCGCCGCCGAGCAGCTCCGGGCGGCATACGGGCATACGCTGCCCAAGAGTGAGGCCCGCCTGCGCGATAAGATGCGGCAGTACGCAAAGGAGGGCTATGCCTGTCTGGTGTCGGGGAAATTCTGCAACAGCAACACGCTCAAGATTACGAAGGCTGCCGGGCGTCAGATCATCGCATTGCGCCGGTGCCGCGTGCCGGTCTACACGACGCAGCAGCTCTTCGACGAGTTCAATCGGATTGCCGCCCAGCGTGGCTGGAAACCTCTCGAATCGAAGGCTTCGCTTGTCCAGTACCTCGAGCGCCCGGAGATCAAGCCCCAATGGTATGACGCCGTGTACGGGGAGTTGGCCGCCAAGCAGCTCTTCGCACGCCGGAACAAGACCGTGATGCCAACCCTGCGAGACTCGCTGTGGTACGGCGACGGAACGAAGCTGAACCTCTACTACAAGGCAGCCGAGAACGGCCGCTGGGTGGTGCGAACGGCATCGGTCTACGAGGTGATCGACGCTTACAGCGAAACGCTGCTCGGCTACGCCGTGAGTGACACGGAGAACTTCGACGCGCAGTTCCGCGCCTTCCGGATGGCGATCGAGACCTCCGGTCACAAGCCTTACGAGATTGTCACCGACAACCAGGGCGGCCAGCGCAGCAAGGTTGCGCAGCGCTTCTTCGCCAACATTTGTCGGGTGAATCGCCCGACAGCCCCCTACAACGCCCCGTCGAAGAGCATCGAATCGATCTTCGGACGCTTCCAGCGGCAGGTGCTGCACCAAGACTGGCGGTTCACCGGAGGTAATATCTCCTCGAAGGAGTCGTGGAAAATCAACCGCGAGTTCCTCGAGGCGAACAAGGAGCAGCTCTACACCTACGAGGAGATGCTTGCGGCCTATGCCGCCGCTCGAGGCCAGTGGAACTCCATGCCGCACTATGAGACCGGGATCGCCCATGAGGAGATGTACCGCACATCGGTCAATCCGGAGACGGATCCCGTGACGGAGCTGGATATGATCGACCTGTTCTGGCTGACAACCGAGCGCCCGAGCCTCTTCTCGGCCGACGGCATTACGATCCAGTACCGCAACCGAAAATACACCTACGAGGTGCTCGACGCCTCCGGCCGGCCCGACATGGCGTGGCGGCGGGAGAACACCGGCCGGTCGTTCTTCGTGCGCTTCGATCCCGACCGCATGGATCGTGCGCTGCTCTACGAGGAGACCCCGATGGGACTGCGCTTCGAGACCGTGGCCTATCCGTACCTCACGGTGCGCCGAAACATTCAGGAACAACGGCCGGGCGACATGGAGCTGCTCCGCTGGAACGATGCCCAGATCAAGGAGCAGCGCGTTCGTCGCCAGATCGAGAACCACGCGCTCGAACTCGAACATGGAGTCGCCCCGGAACAGCACGGGCTCCGCACCCCGGCCATCAAGGGGATCAGCGAGCGGGAGTTCGAGCGACTGGCCGATACGGTCATGGTAGTGCCGACGACGCCGGCCTCCGAGCCGATCGCGGTTGGCGAATATACCAAAGCTGTAAGCAATACGGACTACGATCCGACCTCCATTTTCAACAGAATGTAACTTTCAATCACAGCCAATATGAAACAGTTATCACTTGAAGAGAAGAAGAGCATTCAGGCTCAACTGCAGGCGTATGTCGCCAAGTATCCCAGCCAGGCGAAGGCCGTTAATTCACTGACGGGGGTCAGCGTTGGAACTATCAGCGTAATTCTGAACGGTAAGTTCGACGGCGTCAGCGACGAGATGTTCGCGCGCATCCGCGCCCAGGTGGCGCCGGTCGGTGCCAGTGACTGGAACCTGTGCGAAACGACGGCATTCCGGGAGTTGAGCGCCATTTTCGAGGATGCGCGACAGAACAAGAATGTCGCATGGATTGTCGGTAGTGCCGGAATCGGAAAGTCTACGGCCGCCCGGTCCTACGCCGCCAGCCACGAAAACGTCTTCCATATCTGCTGCTCGGAGGATATGCAGCGCGGAGATTTCATCCGGGAGCTGGCCCAGAAGATCGGCATCAAGAGCAACAAGGAGAGCCTGCGGGAGCGCTTGCAGATCGTCACCGACCAGTTGAAGACGCTCGACAATCCGTTGCTGATCTTCGACGAGGGGGACAAGCTCATGGACTGCGTCTTCTACTACTTCATCTCGATCTACAACGTCCTCGAAGGCCATTGCGGCATCGTGTTCCTGTCCACGGAGTACATCAAGCGACGCATGGAGAACGGCCTCGCCTACAACAAGAAGGGGTATGACGAGATCTTCTCGCGTGTTTGCCGCCGCTTCATCGACCTCACGCCGGTGACGGCTCACGAGGTGGATGCTCTCTGCCGGGCCAACGGGCTCGACGACGATCGAAAGATCGCCGAGGTGGTCAAGGACGCATCGACCTGCCGGTTCGACCTGCGGCGTGTCCGCAAGGCTGTGCACAAGACCCGTCGCATCGCCGAAATCAGAGGTTAAACGCTATTCAAACGACGTTCAAATGGGCCGTACACTATCCGCAAAACAAGTCCTGACGATCAAGTACCGCACGATCGCGCCCGGAGGCATCTGGGCCGATTGTGTCGGCACGATCGGCCGCTCCGGCGTGATCTTCTTCTGGGGCAACAGCGGCAACGGAAAGACCTCGGCCGTGATCTCGTTCTGCCGCGAGTTGTGCCGCCTGGGCCTGCGCGGTCTCTACTTGTCGAAAGAGGAGGGTGTCGATCTGACCATGCAGGAGACGCTTCGCCGATTCAATATGGCCGAATGCGGCAGCCGCTTCCAGATCGACGGCCGCATGACCATCGAGGAACTCAACGAACGGCTCTCGAAGCCCCGTTCGGCCGACTTTGTGGTCATAGACTCGTTCCAGTACATCCAGATGAGCTACAAGGAGTACATAGCCTTCAAGGAGCGCCACCGCAACAAGCTGTTGATCTTCGTCAGTCACGCCGACGGGAAGCGCCCGGACGGGCGATCGGCCACCAAGGTGATGTACGATGCCGCGCTGAAGATCTGGGTCGAGGGCTACAAGGCCTTCAGCAAAGGCCGCTTCATTGGGCCGACAGGCGAATGCACGATCTACGAGGAGGGCGCCCGTCGCTATTGGGGGGGGGTAAACCAGTAAAACAAAATGATATGGACCTGAATTCACAAAACAAGGTAATGCGGGCCGGTTTCATGATCATTCGCAAGGATGATCAGCCGCAGCCCCGAATCAAGTACAAACAGTTCGGATTTCCCGATTGGCGGACGTTCGAGAAGTTCTCGACCAAGGCCGAACGGGACCGGCGATTCAAAGAGCTGACGAAAGACAGTACCATCATCGAGGATTAAGACATGAAGACAATGAAGATCTACATCAGTGGCAAGATCTCCGGGCTGCCCATCAGCGAGGTGGTCGCCAAGTTCCGGGAGGCCGAGCGGAAGATCCGCAAGTTCGGGCAGACCCCGATCAATCCTCTGAACAACGGCCTTCCTATTGAGACGGAGTGGGCTGACCAGATGGGTAAGGACATCGCGCTGCTGCTGCGAGCCGATGCAATCTACATGCTGCCGGATTGGCAGCACAGCGATGGTGCAACCATCGAGTACCTGATCGCCCGGCAGCGGCGAATGCGAATTTTTATGGCCGAAACCTTCGACGCGCATGTTGCGATCGAGATGAATAAAATTCTGACCCATGAAACGGAAGCGTAATTATTCGCGGCTGTATGCCATTGCCAAGGCAAAAGGCATCGACCTCGACGAACACAAAGAGGTGTTGGTGTCGCAGTTTACCGGAGGCCGTACAACCTCCCTCCGGGATATGACCCCAGCCGAATACGAAGAGATGTGTGAGTGCCTCCAGACGGGCAAGCAGGTCGGAGAGAGCACGGAGGAGCACAAGGAACGACTGCGCAGGGCGCGATCGGCGGTGTTGAACCGCCTGCAACGCCTCGGGGTGGATACGGCTGACCGGACATTCGCAGCCGTAAACCGGTTCTGCATGAACTCCCGCATCATTGGCAAGCCTTTCGGGATGCTCTCCGTCGAGGAGCTGCAGGCGCTGATCCCGAAGCTGGAGGCGATCCTTCGCAAACCTCGCACCGTGAAGCCTCAGCGAATTGTCCACATTCCGTTGTTCATTCGACCTGATCAATTGCCAAGCTGATGGATAAGCCTACGATTACGATCGATCCGGCAGGGCCGGGCGGAAACGTCTTCGCGGTGATGGCCGAGGCGAGATCCGCGATCATTGCGGCGGCCCGGAAGGCCAGCTTCATGAAGGTCAGGGAGGACAGAGAACAGGACATCGCGGCTGCAGAGGCAGAAGCGGGGACAATGATGCGGGAAGTGATGCAGGCCCACTCATACGATGAGGCACTTTCCGTCATTCGGAGATATGTAACCATTCAAGAGAAAGGAGGCGGCCTATGAGGTAGTTTCAGTTCGGGCAGCGACAGGTATAAGACAACTATGGGAAAAGTTGGCTGTTTGAAAAGCAAAATCAAATCAGAGGTTCGAGTCCTCGGCTGCCCGCAACCCCCTTTTTTAGCGATGAACCGAGTACAAGTAGGGCGACGATGGCGCAGGGTTTTATCCGCCGAAACAGGTCGGCGGCGGCAAAGCGGGACAGGACGCTTGACTCCATCGGACAGATGACGCGAAAGGCTCTGACAGCCGGGAAAGACCGGCAAACGGGTCGGCAGGGCCTTCGGTTCTACTGAAGGCATAGCACGATGGCCAAAGCAATGCGGCTGTTATCCCGGTTCGAGTCCGGGCGATCCGCAAACCTTACAAAGAGAACAGATATGCAGTGGATCAAAGAACCGGTCCCGTTTACCGGGTATTACGAGCAGATGCTCGCCCTCGACAAAAGGGAGGCAGCGTTGCTGGCAAGGATCCTTCAAAAGCCGTTGAAGGAGCTTCGAAAACGTCTTGAACGACTGGACGACATTCATGAGTCCGGGGAAGCCACCGAGCGGCAGGAGAACCGCCGCTGTGAAACAGAGGAGAAGGTGTCGCTGCTTGAGTATTTCATTGAACTTTCACCAAAAGAATAGCCTATGAAACGGATATTATTGGGCATCGCCGCGCTGCTTGTGACGGGATGCTGCTCATGTCGAAAGACGATCGTATTTGTGGAAGTCCCCTATACGGCGAGCTGCAGCTATTTGTCGGTTGGCCGAGAAGTGCGCCCATCAGCGCCGCGGTTCATCCCCCGCAATCGCAGGGATTCGTTGCTGATGAAGGTGATGGAGGCAAGTATGAAGGCCAAAAGAGAGACCGATGAGGCGACAAGACATCTCAACCCGTTGTATCGATAACCACGAAACGATCATGGCGATGAACGGCAAAGAACGGGCAACTCCGGCCCTTTTCATCAACGGCCGGCCAGTCGGAGATGTGCAAACGATGGATTTTGCTGGTGATGACAGCGAGGCTACGTCGATGGCGGACGAATTTGCAACGATGAGGCAGTCGGTCTTTAAGTTCTCTGGAGCGATAGTGGATTTGGATCTGGATCTCCTGAAGATGTTCTTGGGTGTACGCTCTTTGAGCCGTCGACGGGTACGTCGGCGCCGATCGGTACCGATAAAACGCGACTCAAGCAAGCGCCGCAAACAGCGGCTGACGAGGCTTCAGCGACGCCGGAAACGGCAAGTCAAGAGGATGTCGTAATGCCTTGAAAATAAGTGTGAATTGTCTTGCGTGTACGGAATAGTAGTGTTATGTTTGTCATACAATTAAACGGATTGAGAACCAATAAAATAAGCAGATATGAAACGAGAAAAAGCACTTCAGATTGCAACGAATTTCTACACCTTTCGCATGGGGAGTGAGCCGGTATCTATGACCGTGAAATACGAGGATCCCAAAGATGGCCGCGTGGTACTGGTCGCAGCCGATCACGACATAGAGGAGGACGAGGAGGTTCTGTACGAAATCGAGATTAACCCGATGGCCGATTCGATCACCATGAAGAAGATCCTCTGCGAGTTCTCTGCAAGCCATTTTATGCAGGGGACCAAGCAAATCTCCGAACTGCGCCAAGGCGATCAGTTCCGTCTGTCTGGAGATTGCCTTGTATATGAGTTCTGCGGGTCTGAATTCCGGTTTGGCTGCACGAGATATATGGTCCGGCCGACAACCGGTCGCGGAACCCAGTGGATCTCCGCGGACGTTGAGGTTTGGCCCTGCAAATAATACTGCACGATGGCAATCCCGAAAATGACAGCAGCAGAACTCGCCGAGCTGAAGGCCATAGCACTTGCATCGCTATGGCCTTCCACAGACGAGCAGATGGCGGCCTATGAGGCCACCGTGAAGCTCCGGAAGCTGCCCGAAAAGTTCCGCACGCCGGAGTTCGTCTTCAGGGCTGTGCGAGAAAAGAAAAACCAACAATCAACTATGGATATCACGAAAATGACAGCAGCGGAACGCGCCGAACTGAAGGCGCAGCTTGAGGCCGAAGAGCGTGCCGAGAAACAGAAACGCGAAGACGATGTCGCCGCCTATAAGTCCGCCGTGGACGAGTTCTGCCGGTTGAAGTTCTCCCGACTAAAGGCCATGAGCGAAGAGATGCGTCGTCTCAAGGACGAGGTGTTCGCCGAGGCCGAGACGTTGATCAAGCTCAAGGAGGAACTGTTCAAAACGAAATCCGACCGCCACAGCGACCAGTTCACCACCTCCGATGGTCGCATCACGCTGGCGCTGGGCAACCGCACGAACGACGGCTGGGACGATACGGTCGAAGTCGGTGTTGCCAAGGTCAAGGAGTTCATCAAGTCGCTGGCCAAGGATGACGACTCGGCAGCGCTGGCCGAGATGGTTATGAATCTGCTGGCCAAGGATCGCAAAGGCAATCTGAAGGCGAGCCGCGTGCTGCAGCTCCGGGAGATTGCCCGAAAGTCAGGATATCCCGCGCTCATCGAGGCAACCGACATTATCCAGAGCGCATACCGCCCCGAAGAGACTTGCCAGTTCATCTCGGCATCCTACAAGGATGACAAAGGCGTCAAGCACACGCTTCCGCTCTCGATGGCAGCCATGGACTGACTGCCCGGTGACAAGAAACCCCGCATCCAAAAGGTGCGGGGTTTTGTTTTATCGAACCCGATGCAGAGATAGGTCTCGATCGAACAGCTGGATGTAGAGCACGTCATCTTCGATGTGGCCGGTTGCGGTGTTCGCTCCTGTGTTGATCGATACCTCCTTCCCGTCAATCGAGTATCTGTACTCTTGTTTCACCGCGTCGAATCCCTCGTATTTCCACTCGGCCGTGCATTTGTGATCGGCCGCGAAATAGATCGTATCGGTTCGATCTTCATCGACCTGGCTCCATACAGTACCGACCAGTTCGTCGGACGTCGGAGTTTCGTCTTTCGAGCAGGATGTTGCCAGCAGGCAACAGGATAGAAAAAGGAGCAGATGTTTCATGAGGTGTGATTTTGCTGCAAATATACGGAAAAGTGTTATTTTTGTGGTGACAAAATATTTGAAGCATGGGAAAATTCTACCTCATAGAGAAATTCGATGCAGACCATCATGAGTGGAATGTTGCGACGCCATTTGTTTACGATACGTCTGAAGAGGCGGAATTGAGCTTGATAAATACTTTTGAGGATCATCATACCCCCGGGCTATATCGAATCGTGGAGGTTGAGCAATATCGGGAGGTGTTAAGATTGACGGTCGATCCGGAATAGCATGGAAAAATTCTATCTCATACTGAAGCTCGACGAAGCCAAACAAGCGTGGTATCTTGCGACGCCGTTTATGTTCGAAACATACGACGAGGCGAGAGTATTTTTGTTGAATCCTTACGAGGAATATAGTGACGACGGGTCGTATCAAATTGTGGAGGTTGAACAATGCCGGGTGGTGTCAAGTTTTAGGCTTGAATCGAAAAAAAAATAACGACCGGATGAGTTGATGGGGAGGGACGTTCAGTTCCTCCCTATTTTTTGCTTAATCCGTTAAGCGTTTGAAGGAGACGACGATTTTCTCTTTATTTTTGTTGAATCCAAATCAAATTCATGAAAAGAGGAAGGAATAAAATGCTTATTGCCAACCGCAACGAGGCGCTCTGTCGTAGGTGGTACTACTGGACAGAGCAGCAGCGTCTGCGGTTTGATGATGCATTGAAGATTCTATCCGAACAGGAGTTCTTCCTCTCTGAACAACGGATCCTTGCCATCATTCGCCAATACAGCCGCGAGAACCCTGATAGCGGCATCAAGCCGATGCCGAAAGTCAAAGTCCCGCGGCTGACTGCAGCGCAACTGCGTCTCTTTACTGGCGAGAATTAGCGGCTGCCCATTTCGATCCATACGAGAACGTGGTCTCGTATACCTTCAGGCCGCCTCCGATAGAATATTCTCTCTCCCGGACACGGGAGATCGCAGATGAAGCTGACTTGATTCTGAATCCCTGTATGGCGTTGAATACCTCCTCGTTCAGGGCGTCCCGCTCGAGGATTCGGTCTTCTGTCGTGGAGCCGATGTGCGTGTCGTCGTAGCAATCGATTGCCAGCTTGATGGTGAATGACGCATCCCCTCGCTGTATAGCGGGTTGGCCTGCATTCAATGTCTTCCACTCTGTCCCGTCGGCGTTGATGAGGACGGCCGGGAAGACTACAGGATACTGGTCTTCCTCGACCTCGAGCTGCCCGTAGTCTTCATCGATGGTCACGATTTGGGGAACTTTTTCCCGGATGCGCTTCATGAGCGCGAGTTTCATGTTTTCCATTGTGATTGAGTTTATAAGTTGAGTACGCGTTTGGCCCGATTCTCTATTTCGGCCTGTATAGAATTGACGAGCTCTTCGCTTCGGCCGAGGAATTGTCGTTGAGGAATGGAGATCTTCAGCTTCTTTTTCTTCGTCAGAGCAAGTGCCCGCCACTTCTCAGCTTCCGGAGAAACCTCGACAGGCCCCTTTTTAGCCGTTTTCCGGCCCTTTCTGTTCCTCTTCGACTGTCCGCTCGACTTGTAGAACATAGCCCAGGCAAAGCGCCGCATTTGGGGCGTAACTTTGGGCTCGACGACTCCGCCCCAGTTATGAATAGGGGCATAGGGAACTTCGTTCGCCACGCGCACCCGATAATCGGATGGGGTGTACTTGATCGAGCTGAATAGATGGTTCCGGCTGGAGAGGAGGGTGCCGTAATTGCTGGCGGCATCGGACTTACCGGACGACAATCGTTTTGCCTTCGGCCACGGATGCAGCCCGTTGTTGACAAATCCTCCTTTCCGGAAGTTGTCCTGAAAGTGATCCTTGGCCATCCGCCCGGCGACGACAGGCATTTCCCGGCGCATCATGTCGTCCAGCTCTTTCCGCTTTCGCTGGATCAGTTTTGCAAAATCTTGTATGTCCATAGTCAACAACCGAAAATATTTTGTAATTTTGTGTCGAATATCAATCTATCAGACGAATGAACGTCCCTGAACAGATCAGAACAGCAGCCCGTGGGCTTATTGAGCAATACGGCGAGACCTTCGATTACCTCGGTAGCGTCGAAGGTCAGGAGGCCTATTTGTTCAAGTTCCCGAAGGATTCCTGTACGGGCTTCCCGTTCTTGTTCCTGTACGATGGAAGCCAAGCCACCGAAGTAACCGGCCCCTCCGTCTTTGACTTCATCAGCCTATACGTCAAAGATCTCGATGAACTTGAGGTTGAATAACTTGTTGTCCACCCTCATTATTCCTCGGCAGTTATGGGAGGTTGAGGCCCCTCTCTCACACAGATATTTGACATCCTTCCACTCCATGCCAGACCCTTCAGAATTGTCTGACTGAGGCTCGATATACCGCAACTCGCCGTCAGCGAAACGCTGAAGGATGGTTGCGTGTCCCGAGCCGCCTTTCCAACCAATGCACAGTTCGTATACACCCTCCTCTTTGCATACCTCGTTGAAATACTCCATGTATCGCTTTGGGGTCATCCTCTGGTACCCCTTCGCGTCGAGCCAGCTGTTTATGCTGACATGACGGGCCGGAGTACCGTCTGCATTCATCCAGACTTCGAAGGCACGGCCTCGGCTTAAATATTCGAGCTTCGATCCCGGCGTGTTCCCCTTTGCCGTTACATCGAATCCGCGTAGCCGTAGCGCGTAGGCCGGGGCGCATGTTTGGCAGTTTATGCTGAACGGCATGTCCCTTGCCCGGTCGTAGTTCTTGTTCTTGCTGTATCGATTTCCCCGTCCATCCCGGTAGATTCCGGTCGGATCCAACACGAGCTCGTTAACGTGCTGCGGATTGGCGTTCTGCTTGTCCGCTTCCTCTACGCTCATCGGCTTCGCCTTTGCGATGTTGAGGGCTTTCTCGATTTCGAGATTGTTCCGGGCTATGGCCATCTTCTCCTCATAGGAAAGGCTGTCCGACATCTCGGCGATCATCTCGTCGATACGTGCCATCAGCTTGTCTACGGCCTTCTTCGCTCCCTTGCGAGCTTCGCTTTGATAGGGGTGCTGATCCGAGAACAGCTTGGCGTCTTTGCCCGGGTTGTTTTCGAGGCCCTTCTGCGGCTTGTCAAGCGGCGACGATTCCGGTACCGGAGTCTCGGGCTCGTCTGTCGAGGAGAGGCTGCACTTGCAGTTCCAGCGATCTCCGGGTCGATGCTCGCTCCAGAAAGCATCGTCGATGGGACGAATCGTTCCCCAGAAACGCTTATGGTCTAACCCCGGATGGATCGAGGTTGACTCGACCCAGCGCAGATTCGGCAGGATGTCCTTCTCCCGTTCGAACTGCCGCCAGTCGGCAGCTTGATGAGCTCGAATGACGGCTGTGTCGTATTCGGTGCGAAGCCAGGTGCCGACCTGATGGGACGCGATCGGCATAACCTCGTTTTTCCACTGTTCGAACGGTTTTAGATTGCCCTTCGAATCCAGTAAAAGCCGGGCCATGTCGTTCTGCATACGATGCACCTTGAAGGCCGAGAATACGGCATTGTTCCGGAGGATCTCGTTCCGGAAGTCCTCGTCGGGGTCTGCAGCTCGAGACTGCCCGAAGCCTTCTTTGGCTGCGTTGTTGATCTGTGCCCATATCTCGTTGAACAGGCACACCTCGATCTCCGAGGCTGGGTGGAACTCCTTGCTGTAGATATTCAGCAAGGCGCGGCGCAGCACGTCGTCGGAGAACTCGAATCCGGCCGAAACGTCGCTGTTCTGGATACCGTACAGGTTGTCGACTACCAGTCTAAATCCGCCCCCGAATCTTCGGGGGCGCGGCCGAAAAAACTGCGCAGCGCATCTCGAATGGATCGGGGCCTTTTTTTGCCGTCATCCGGATCTTCGTCTTCTTGGCCGCCCTCCTTTTTCTGTGAGGAGGCCTGACTGGAGGTCGTTGAGGGTATAATCTGACGAGCCGCCCGTTGCTCGGCCTTGAGCTCGTCGTAGTTGTCCGGTTTTGGAATGCCGAATTCGTCGTAGAGGAAATCGTCGCTGATCGGCAGACCGGCCTCCTGCTTCAGCTTGCAGATGATGTCGGCCTGCTGCTTCATGTCCTTCTTTTTGGGAGGAACGAATGCGAACTTCCCGCCGCCCGTGTCAATCCCCATCGAGGCAAATACATCCGTCACCTCATAGTTTAGGGTGTTGAGGATTCGCCGTTTGATAAAGAAAGCGATGTCGACCTCTCCCTCCTGCTGGACGGTTCCGAGGGCTTGCGTTCCCTTATCCCCGGCCTCGGTTGTCAGCGTATTGCCGTTCACAGCCTTGCTGATCTCGTTGTTGCAGAACGTCGAGAACTTTTCATAGAGATCCCCGCTCGATGATACGCTGGATGGCTGGATGAGATTGATCTTGGTCCCTTCCGGATGGATGATGACGCCGGCGCCGCCCATCTTGGCGATGTCTTCGACGAGCTTCTCCCGGGCTGCGTTGTCCCAGGCATCATAGGTGCCCTCCCGAATAGGTCGGCCGAAGATCTCGCCCAGTTCAGCCCAGTCCGCTACGTTGTTGCGTTTCAGGATAACCCAGAAAGCCGGCACGGCCAAACTTCCGATCTGACGCGGATTGCCGACGTAGAGAAGGTCGGAGAACTCATCCCAGCTCGTGCCGATGAGATCCGTCTGGTTGCGTAGGATCGTGCGGTTGATCGGGTCGACATGCTTTCGCGGGATCAGTTCGTAGTCGATCCACCCGTTCTTGTCTCGGAAGAACTGGAAGAGCGAGCCTCCGACACCCTCCCATTCGTCGTCGATCAGATCCTCGATGAACCGGCCGAACCACGGAGAGTCGATGTAGTCCTGCATCCGCTCGTCCGGCTCGCCGTTGCGAACAAACTGAATCGGAGTCGACAGAATGGCGGCCTTTTGTTTGCGACGGACGGCGAACAGGTGTGTATCGATCATGACGTCTTTGTAAAGGTCGATCAGTTTCACTCGCCGAGGGAAGTCGATAAGCTCGGCCTTCCGGATCGCTTCCATGTATGCCGATACGTCGAGCCCTCCGCGGCGGGTGGGCTGCAGGACGATCGTCTGCGTCGGCGTTTGTCCAATATTACCGCCGGCGGTTATCCGTTTGCTTTTTTTGCTGCTCGCCATATCAGAAATAGTTATTTCGTTTCGGGTTGCTGCGAATCTGGAATTGGGAGGCGGCCGAACGGTCCTCCTCCTTTTCGATCTCCGGCAACCCGTCTACGGAGATGTCTCCCTTTCGTACACCTTTGAGCCACTCGATGGCCCGTTCGTATCGATCCACCCGGATTTGCGACATGTTCCGAGGGTTATGGATCGAGAAGATGTGGTAGATGGCAATGTCAATCGCCATCATCAGCACGAGCTGATTCCGGCCCTCTCCCTGCGCAGAGAACACCTTGCTGCAGTCGTAGCGGGCCGATAGGTATCCGCGCATCTCGGCGATGGCCCGGTCTTCGCAGATCTCGATGATTTGCTTGTCGGACCGGATCAGGGAGTCGAGGATCTCCTGATGAATGGAGGCGTCGTAGTCCTCCGGGTTGATGAATGCTGCCATTTTATTGTCTGTATTTATTTCGGCGAGAAACAACCGTACGAGGGATGGCCGTCATTGGCTGCATTTCGCCCATTTTGTCGTCGATAAATCGATTGCCGCCCTCGACGCAGTCCACGCCGTCGGCGTGAAATTTCAGAGCCATGGTGAAGAACTTGAACTCCTCGTCGAGAGCCTTCATGTGTGGGTCCTCGCGCTCGGCCTCATTGAGGACCAGTAGCCCTTCCCGATGCAGTGGCTCGAGGTTCGCCTCGATACGGACGGCCTTGTCGGTCTTCTTCTTCTCGTCGGGAATAACCGACAGGTTGATGCCGATCTCACGGCTTTTGCGGGCAAATGCTGGTCGGAACACCTGCTGAAAGAACGGGTCCTGCAGGGAGTTGTTCTCCTGCACCAGAAAGATCGGAACCTTTGTTCGCGCTCGGGCATACAGGTAGAGGGTGAAGAAGTGCGAGACAAACTCCTCGGTGGTCATTTTGCCGAGGAACCCCTTGATGACATAGAGAACGCGGCCGACTTTGCCGAGCAGCCACACCGCCTTCAACGAGCCCTTCTTGTTCTTGGCCGAGCCCTTTGCCTCCGATTGAGTCGGGTCGGCATAGACACACAGGAACGGGAACTGCCGCCATGGCACCCGACCCCATTTGCGAGGGCCGAAGGTTTTGCCTTCGACGATCGGGTTGTTGAAGTATTCGGCCTGCTGCGCTTTGGTCGAGATCTTCGACAGCGCCCGATCGATGCTCTCCTCGGTGTTCTTTTCCGGCCACGTGCTTCGGCCGCGTTCGTCGCGGATATTCACGACGTCCCAATGGTCGGCCATCGCCCCAGCCCGAACAATGCAGCAGTCTTCGGCAATGATGTTCCCGCACCAGATCACCAACAGCGGCTCGGAGGTTGATCGAGTCGGATACAAGGCGTGTTCCCACCAGTCCCACTTCTTGTCGAGGACGTCGGGATTCAGGCACTCCTCGTCGGTGTCGAAGTCATCGAGCAGCAGGACGTCCGGGCGTACGGCTTCGTTGCGGGCGCCACGCGGCGCATCGCCGGCGCCGACTCCGATGAACATCGCGCCGCCTCGGGTCTTGAATTCGAGTTCGGACCATTCGCCGGCACTCGCCTGTTCGCCGTAGTATTGAATGATGCGTCGGTTCGACTCGAGGTTCGCCCGGTATGGGGCGAGCAGGCGAGCCGCCGCCTTCTGCGTGGCCGATGCCAGAATAACCGTGCTCTTCTTGCCTGTCAGTACCAGGCGCAGGACGGCCATCATTGTCTTGACGCTCTTGGCCAGCTCACGGCTCCATGACAGCACCTCGTACCATTCCGGGTTGTAGAGGATCCGCTTTCGAGCCTTCGCCTGAAAAGGCGCCGACGGGTATTTCGCATACTTCGGGAAGAAGAACCGTTCCCACTCCTCCTCATTTCCCGGCGCTTCGAGCCAAAGCCGGTGCTTCTCGATGTCTGCGGCAGACATCGATTCATCAATGGGCGTATCGTTGTAGATGGACTCTTTGAGGGACTCCCATTCCTTCAAAGCCTCTCGGTCGACCTGTTTCATTTGATCAGCGATTTAATAAACTTGTCGAACAGTCCGGTGAAGGTCTTGGTGAGGTCCAGATCGACAGGACGCAGCCATGCGATGAAGCGCTGGGCCGTGCTTACTATCTCGTGGATCCCGAGCTCGGTCTCGAGCTTGTTGATCGAGTTGGTCAGCTTGGCAATGGTGTCGGCCTCGGCTGGCGTAGCGAAGCGCTTGCCGGGTTCCCGATCGATGATGTTGTTGTTGATCTCGACGATCTGCCGCTGAAGGTTCTTGATCTGCTCTTCCCGTGTCATGGTGAGCGAGGCCTTGTGTTCCTCCCAGTGGTCGGCCTTCGCCCATCGAATAATGGTCTGACGCGACACCCCGCACGCTTCGGCGATTTCCGCCTGCGTGCGGTTTTCGTTGATGTACATGGACATGGCCCATCGGCGCATTTGTTCGGATGTCATCTTTGTCATTGCGGTAGTATTGTTTTCCGCAAAATTGCCCCATAAACGGCTGCTGCGCAAATCGGAAAAACACGATGAAGGCTTATGCGATCGTGTTGATTCTGTAACATTTCATGATAAAATCCCGATTTGGAGGGCGTGAAAATACGGTTCATTTTTGCGGCAAATCAAGCACGAAATGGAACGCATTTTCAATATCATTCCTGGGCCGCAGGCAGACACCTGCTGCATCCTTCTGTACGGCGAAATCGGAGACTATGCGGACGTGACAGCTTCGGATATTGTCTCGAGGCTTATGGCGGCCGAACAAACCTATCGGAAGATTGATGTGAGGATCAACTCCGTCGGAGGAGAGGTGTTCACCGGGATCGCCATCTTCAACGCCCTCCGTCAATCGAAGGCGGATATCACAATCTATATCGACTGCATTGCGGCCTCTACCGCATCGTTCATCGCCGGCTGCGGCCGTCCGGTGAAGATGGGGCGATTCGCCCAGCTCATGCTGCACCGGCCGACCAGTTATGCCCGCGGCGACGCGAAGAAGCTCGCTGCGAGTGCAGCGCAGCTCGAGCAGATCGAGAACATCCTCTGCCAGATCTATGCGGAACGAACCGGCAGGACGGTAGAGGATATTCGGGACACCTACATGGATGGCGCGGATCACTGGCTGACGGCGGATGAGGCGCTCGCGCTGGGCTTTGTCGACGAGATATTCGATGACCCGAGCGCGGAAGCGATAACGGATTCGCTGACACCGCAGCAGCGCTGCGACCGTTACACGGCGCGCTACTTGGACTCTATTGTACCACTTAATACCGAGAAACAAATGTTCGAAAAAATCAAAGGAATGCCGACCTTCTCCGACTGTGCGGACGAGGCGGCGGCCGTTGCCCGCGTTGCGGACATCGCGGCGAAAGCCAAGGAGCGCGATGCTCTGGCCAAGGAGATCGAGGTCTTGAGGAACAAGGTCTCCGAGTACGAGGAAAAGGAACGTTCGGCGCAGGAGGCTGCCTACGATGCCGAGGTCGACGCTGCGCTCAAGGAGGAACGAATCTCTGCCACTGAAGCGGACAGCTTCAAAGCGCTGATGCGGAAGGACCCGGAGAACACCCGGGCGCTGCTTTCCTCGCGCAAACCCAAGCGCCGGGCAACCTCCGTGATTGATACGGCCGGCGGCGAATCCAAGACCGACAAGGACTACCTCGCTGAGCGCGAGGCGGAAGTTCGTGCAAAGCTCGAAAAGTAACCAACAATCCAATCATCAACACTATGGCAAATCCCAATATTCAGACTGCCTATCCCGGTGAGGTCCTTGATCAGATTCTGGTCAAGGCTGCAACCGGCAATCAGCTCTTTGAGAAGGGGCTGATTCACTTGGAAACCAATATCGGTGACAAGTTCTACATCCCGCGTATGCAGCTCTCGAAGCTGCTGCAGAAGCGCGTCGAGATGCCGAAGAGCGAGAACTCGAAGGGCGAGTTCAAAATCGACGAGCGTGTGCTGGACCCGAAAGACATCATGGTCTATATCGAGTTCAATCCCCGGTCGTTCGAGAAGTTCTGGCGAAAGTATCAGCCGACCGGCAACCTCGTGTTCAGCGAGCTCCCGGCCAATGTGCAGGTGATTATGCTGAACGAGGTCCTCAAGCAGGTAGGATCGGAGCTCGGATATCACTTCGTACAGGGCGAGTCGGGCGAAGGTGAGGAGCAGTTCTTCGACGGCATCCTGACCCGCATCTTGGCCGACGAGGGTGTCGTGAAGGCAACCTGTGAAAGCACGAGCATGATTGCCCGTCTCCGTTCTGTGTGGGAGAAGACGGCAGAGAAGGTCCGCGATCAGCCGAACTTCACCTTCCTGATGTCGTCGGCCGACTTCGACAAGTACGACAACGAGCTGACCGATCTGCATCACAAAGGCGCGGATCCGACCTCGACGAACATCCCCCGATTCAAGGGCAAGCGAATTGCCGCGCTGAACGACCTGCCGTCGGATGTCATCATCGGAACGCTCTGCTCGCTGGGCACGGATTCGAATCTCTACGCCGGCTGTAATCTCGCGGACGACTACAACTGCCTGCAGGTCGACAAGGTGCAGGCCAACGGCGAGCTCTACTTCATCAAGATGCTGATGAAGGCCGACACGCAGATCGCATGGGGCGAACTGGTCACGCTGCTCGACTGCCGAGCTGACGTTCTGGAAGGTTAAACCATTAAAACACAAATACGATGAAACTGAATCTGAAAGTAGAAAAGATGTTCAAGGATGTCGAGACGAAGGCACTTCGTCAGGTGGGTCAGGAGTTCTCCCTCAACGAGGAGTCCGTGGAGCGTATCAACGACCTGCTGAAGCGAGGCCTCTGCTCCGTGAAGTCTGTTGAGGTTTCGACTCCTGATGTCAACGAGCCGGAGGCTCCGGACAACGACTCTAAAAGCGAAGGCGAGACTCCGAAGGTTGTGAAGTTCCGCGAGAAGGAGTATCCGTTGGCAGCAGTGCGCGTCGCTCTGGAGTCGATCGGCGCACCCATCGCAAGCAACGGCGGCGTCCCGAGCGCAACCAAGAAGATCGAATCGCTGACCGAAGAGCAGGCGGATGCTCTGGCGGCAGCTCTGTCGAATGTCGAGTAGTATGAAACCGGCAGAGTTCAAACGCAAATACTATCCGGCCATCGAGCGGGTCTGCGCCGAGACAGGACTGAATCCCCTGTTCGTGGCGGCGCAGGCCGCGCTCGAAAGCGGATGGGGCGATTCGGCAATTGGCAACAACCTCTTCGGGATCACGGCCGGCGACAAATGGACGGGAAAACGGCAGACGGTTCGCACGTTCGAATACTTCGACGATGCGTATCAGGGCGGCCGATTCGATAAGGTCTATTCGATTACCCGATCCTCGGACGGGCGATACCGGTACGAAGTCGATCGGGAGTTTCGCGACTACGATACGCTGGAGGATGGCATCCGGGACCACGCGAAGGTCCTCTCGGCCAAACGTTATGCCTCGGCGATGGCGTATCGAAACGATGTGACCCGATTCGCCTATGAGATCGCCAAGGCCGGCTACTGCACGGCAGACCCGACAACCTACGCCGACTTGATCTCTGATATCGCTCGGATGATTGAGCGCGTGTAAAGCGACAGAACAATGGAAAGATGGCCTGTAATCAAAGACATCCTGCTCGTCTTCCTCCCGGTGATCAGCTCCGTCGTTACGTGGTTCGTTTCCCGCCGCAAGAGGAATAACGACTTCCTTTCGGAGATGCAGGCTTCCATCAACCTGTTGTCAACCGAGAACAAGGAGATCCTCAGCGAGAATGTCCATCTGCGACGCGAGAATGCCGAGCTGAAGGCCAATCAGCAAGAGATGATCGAGAAACTCAACAAACTGACCCGTGAGGTCGAGAACCTCCGGAGGAATTTTAGCAAGAAAGAGAATGGAAAAGTCAAGAAAAACACCTCTTCTGCTCCTGCTCATGATGCTTCTGGTATCCTGCGCGACCAGCAGAACGACGTCAACCTTGCAGGAGGAGTCCTTGCAGGAGGCGCGTCAGACCGAAAGAGCCGAGGAGGTCGCAGCCGCAACTCTCGACGAGCAGCGGCACAATGTGCAGCAGACGCAGACGGACGTCTTGACGACGAAGCATCTGTTTGCGGAGTCGATTCCGAGCGAGCAGACCTCGCTGGAGATTCCGACACAGAACCTCCTTAATCTCCCTGAGGGGGCGAAGTACGGAACGCACTCTGGTCGGGCGTCGGTTGAGGCGGAACGGCGCGGGGATAACATCGTCGTCACGGGCAAATGTGATAGTATAGCCCGCCGATGCGTTTACTTCGAGAGCCAGGTGTTCCGACAACGGGAAGTAATTGATTCGCTGGCCCAGCTTCTCATCGCCGAACGTGCAAAATACAGGCAGCTCGATTCCTTGAGCAACGCACGATCGGGAACCATGCAGGTGGTCCAGACAACCCGGAAGTCTCCGGCAACATGGCGCTGGTGGCTCCTGTTCGGGTTCCTTGCGGGTGGAACCGCAGCGTCGTTGCTGACCAAAACGAACCCGCTGAAAACGATTGTTCAACTCATTAAACAGATTCTTTAATATGGCAACATTGCATGACGGCGCAATATACGGCCTGCATCAGTTCACGTTCAAAGGAACGGTCTGGGGCTATATCAGCGACGATTCGATCGAGTGGGGCGGAGACAACATCAGCACAGAAGACATCTGGGCGGCCCAGAAGCGGCGGGCGCCTTTCAAACGACTCGTTAGCAGCCCGGGGTCCGATGTGTTGAGTGGGGATCTGATTCAGCTTATCCCGAAAAATCTTCAGGCCGCACTTGGCGGAACGCTCAACGAAACAGAGGACAAATGGTCGGCACCCACGGAAACGATCATCGAAGAGGGTCCGCTGGAGATCACGACTGCGGATGGCGTGGTGATCAGCATCCCCAAGGCATCATTGGTGGCAAAACCTCAAGGGTCGTTCGGATATTCGGATGTGTTCAAGATCCACTTCGAGTTCACGATCATGACTCCGGACGATGAGAAGGAAGCTCCTTATACGATTACCTATCCGACCGGTGAAGTAATGGAGGGGTGATGAAACCGCACAGTTTCGAGATTAAGGCGGCGGATGCCCTGCTTGACGCGGGGATTTCGCTGCCTTTTTTCAAAATCTTTGGCCGTGAAGTGCGGCTGACGATGAAGAGGCCCTATTTGGGTGGATTGATCCGATACTCTAAGTTGTATCGAGAAATCGGGTATACGTTCGAAGAGATTGAAGCCTTTTCCAATGATGAGGCGCTTCGGTTTGTAGCCGAGCACGGGCGGAAACTTTCTCGTATGATCGCGTTGATGGTCTGTCGAGGACTATGGTCTGGAGCTATATTCGTCGTGCCAATGGCATGGCTGGTTCGAATTTGCTTACCTCCCGAGTATTTGTCGATGGCAAACGTTGAGTTCGGTAAGCTGCTGCAAACGCACCCTTTTACGAATATTATCAAATCGATCGAGGTAGTCAATCCGATGAGATCGAGGATGAGCCCGCCCCAAAAGGTGCAAAGGGGAAGAAAAAAGAGGAGTTAAAGACCAAGTACGAAGGGTCTCATAGCCTCTTTGGGGTCGTTTGGCAGATAGCTGCTGCGACAGGATGGAATGTTAAGTACATCCTTTGGAAGGTGAACTATCAAGCGCTGCGCATTATGTTGGCTGATGCCCCGCGCTATGTGAAGAAGAAACCGGCAAAGAATAATCTGATGGGATTTTTTCAAACAAAGTTGAAGAATGAGTGAGCCTGTTGAAATAGAGTTCCTGCTCAAGAATAGGACGAAGTCGGGCATGGCGGAGGTTGAGTCCGGGCTCGACTCCGTGCAGCAGGATGCGTCGAAGACGCAAGCTGTCATTGCGACGTTGCGCGAGGAGATGCAGCGCCTGCAGCAGCAGGTTGCGTCTATGCCGACGCTCGATCAGAGCAATAACATCGCCATGATCGAGGCCCTGCAGGCGAAGATCGAGGAGCTCGAGTCGGACCTTGCTCGAATCTCAAAGACCGCCAAATCGGCTTCCACATCGACCAAGAACACGACCCTTGTCCCTAAAGATGCAGCCAAGGCTCAAAGCACCTTCAACGGCCTGAACATGTCGATTCAGCAGATCGCGCGTGAGATGCCGTCGTTGGCCATGGGACCACAGATGTTCTTCTTGGCCATATCAAACAACCTCCCGATCTTCGCCGACAACGTGCAGCGGGCGCGTGAAGAATACGACATGCTGGTCAAGTCTGGGCAAAAGGGAGTTCCCGTCTGGAAGCAGATTCTCAAGTCTCTCTTCTCGTGGCAGACAGCTTTAACCACAGGCATCATGCTGCTGGTCATGTATGGAAAGGAGATTGGGAACTGGGTTTCGGAACTGGTCGGAGGGAAAAGTGCGTTGGATGAGATGCGCGAGTCCATGGCGCAGACCTACGAGCTGGAGAAAAAGGCCCAAGAGACGGCGGCTCGCACTCGTTTTGAGTTGATGTCTGTGATAGCATCGATCAAGGAGTTCAACGGTACGAAGGATGCTGAACGGCAGAAGATCGACGAGCTGAACTCCAAATACGGAGAGACGTTTGGGTACTATCAAACGTTGTCCGAGTGGTATGACACCCTCTCCGCAAAGGCCGAACAATATACCCAGCTTCTGTTCCTTCAGGCAAAACAACAGAGCCTTGTGGACAAAGCGCTGGAAGCAGACGATAAGGTAAACAAAATCCAGAACACGCCATGGCAGGACTACAACACGTGGTGGGGATATGGAGGCCGGATTGACCGATTCTTTTCAGACAATGAACGCTACAAGAACTCGCCCAATGGTCAATGGTTGAAAGAAGAGGCGCTGGCCGAGGCAAGAGCCGAGCGTGACGACTATCTGCGCCAGGCGGAGGAGTTGAGGAAAGAGGCGCAGGGGATAGTCGATTCAACCGGCCTGACCGATGTCGTTGAGGGTTCGGTTCAGGACCTCGAGAATACGATTGCAGCCAAGCGAAAAGCGCTGAAGGATCTTACTAACAAGGCCGACTACGATGCTGCACTGGCGGAAATCAAGGTTTACGAGGACAAGTTGGAAGCTATCACCGGCGGGAAAAAGAAGACGGGAAAGACCGGAGATTCGGACAAATCGAAAGCGCAGTCTCTCGAAAAGTTGTCGGACATGGAACTTGCCGCCCGCCAGCGGGTCGAGGAGCAGGTTGTCGAGCTGATGAAAGATGGCTACGACAAGCAGCGAGCCGAGGCCGAGCTGAATTTTCGGAAGGAGAAGCAGCGCATCGAAAAGGAGGAGCAGGAGCGACTCGCGCTTTACGATAAGTTGAAGGCATCGGGAGCCAAGGTGTCTTCGGCCGACCGGACAACGATCACGGCACAGGCTGCAGCACAGCGAGTGCAGGCTGCGCAGTTGCTGGACAACAGACTGGCGGAGATCGACAGGAAGGAAGAGGAGGAGAACCGCAAAAAGCTCGAGAAACTCCTCGGTCAGTATCAGGACTACGCGGCGCAGCGTGAAGCCATCGAACGCAAGCATAACACGGCGATTGAGTCGTTGCGTAGTCAGTTGAGTTCGTCGCGGCTTGAGGCGCTCGGCAAGCAGATGACCGGCCAGTTTTCGGGAAATGTGGATTTGCTGGCCCGACCTGTGATCGATGCTGCGAAGTTAGCCGAAAAGGGGTGGAAAGATGCCGGAGAGGGTATTGCTACGGTATTCAGCTCGCAATTCGGTATTGAGGATGCCTCCGGAAAGCAGCGGGAGATTCTTGTGACTCCGATCTTGCCGGATGGAACCGTTTTGTCGGAGGATGAACTGACATCCTACATTGATAATACACTCAATGGGGCCGAGGATATATTGAAGGCCGACACGATGGGGATTGTTATTGCGGTCGATGTGGATCCTGATGGATCGGCCGGAGAGAAACTTCATCGACTGCAGGACGCATACTACTCACTGAAGCAGGATGTGGAGTCGAATGCTACGTCTGACGATGCAATCACTCGTGCCATACAGGTGGCAGAGGAGACGAAGCGGAAAGATTTGTCAAAGGTGGATGCGGCCGAGGCGTCGGAGGCGTTCAAGGACAACGATTTCCTGAAGCGACTTTTCGGCGATTACTCATCTATGTCGTTCAAGGCGTTGCAGGATCTTATCGCACAGGCCCGGCAGCTGCGGGAGTATCTGTCTGGGAATGGGAGTGCCGAAGGCATCACCTTTATCTCCCCGGAAGATCTTGCAAATATCGAAAAGAGTCCGGCCGACCTCGACAAATTGCGCAAGGCTCTCGACAAACTTTTGAAGGCTGGATCGGGAAGCAGCAGCAACAAGTGGGAAGGGATATTCAAAACCTTCGAGAAGGGGCTTGCCAAACTGAAGGGGGCCAAAGATTTCAACGACATATCCGACGCGATCGGATCTATCTCCGGCGCAGCATCGAGTGCGGCCGGGGAATTGTCGGACATGTTCGAGGCAATGGGCGACACGCAGACGGCCGATGCGATCGGAGGCGTGCAGCAGGTCCTCGGAGCTGTCTCAAACATCGGACAAGGGTTCGCCAAGGGAGGAATCATCGGCGGTATCGGAGCTGCCATCGGGGAAGCTGCGAATTTTATCGGGCAGGCATTTGCCGCGGAAGCTCGCCATCAGGAGGCCCTCAAGGAGATCGAGCGGGCAAAACTCGATTTTCAGCGTCAGTACAATTTGGCGCTTCTTGAACAAAATCTGTTGCTTGAGAAGGCGACAAGCGTATTTGGAGAACGGCAGGTTGAGAAGGCGATCAACGCGATCGATGTATTCCGGCAGGCTTATGCGCAGCTTAAGCAGGAAATGGCTGGATCAGCAGCAAAGGGCGCTGAGTATGCTGCAATGGCCGGCTCTAACATCGACAGGTTCTTCTATCAGGGCCGTCTTTCTGATGCAGCAGAAGCCTATCGGCAGGGGTTGGGTGGCCTGTGGGACGCCCAAATTGTCACAGGCCACAAGAAAACGGGATTGTTCGGATGGGGCAAAGGCAAAGATTTGTACAGCAGTATCCTTGAAGTTTACCCTGAACTGATCGATGCGAATGGGGAGCTGGACACGACGATGCTGCAGACGATCCTCGACACGCGCAAGATGTCGGATGAGACTCGGGCCTATCTGGAGAACCTGATCGAGCTGAAGGATGCGATGGACGAGGCGGAGGAGGCGCTGGAAGATTATCTGCAGCAGACCTTCGGATCATTGGGCGATGGCGCTCTCGATTCTATAAAAACAGCCTTGGCAGAAGGTGGAAGTGCGCTGGAGAACTTCGCAGATGAGGCCGCCTCCGTCTTGGAGAATCTGGGCGAGCAGATCGCCTATTCTCTGTTTTTCGCCGACAAATTTGACGATCTCGAGTCGCAACTGAAGGATGTGTATGGCGGAGAAGGCAGTCCGGAAGATATTGCGAACGAAGCCATGGAGGTGATCGGGGATTTCTACGATGGCATTGGTTCAGACATGAGTGCAGCCCAGGCGTGGCTTGAGGCGTGGCGAGAAAAGGCGGAAGAGATGGGGTTCGATCTTTGGCAGGGCGGGACATCGCAAAGTGGGAAGGCTGGCGCCTTCACTACCATGACGCAGGATCAGGGCACGAAGCTCGAGGGTCTGTTCACCTCTGGCCAGATACACTGGGCGTCGATCGACGAGAAGATGGACAACGCTGTTTCCGGGTTGGGCGGCTGTTTGGATGTGCTGGGCCGGATCGCAACGAACACAAGTGCATTGCCTCTGATGCTGGCACTGCTGCAGTCTTTTCAACGGGATGGATTAAAAATGAAATAGCCATGATTCTCGAGGGTTTGCTTACGATCAACGGAATAGATCCCTATGTCGAATACGGGGCCTTTCTTTCCGAGGAAAAACAGGATGGGACGGAGAACTACTCGGCCCTGATGAAGCCGTCTGCAGTCAAGGAGCAGAAGGAGGTTTCCTTCCGTGAGCATGACGGAGTGAAGCTCCCGGATCGGATAGTTCAAAGCCGGGAGGCCCGCGATGTCACGCTCCGGTTCACGATCGGAGCCGCCGATAGAGCGCAGTTCCTCACCCGTTATGCTGGCTTCGTTGAGTTCCTGCAGCGGGGAGAGGACGGTTGGCTGGATTTCTACCTTCCGGAACTGGAGAGGCACTTTCGCTTCTTCTACAAGGACTGCCCGGGGTACGACCAACTGACCGACTTTGAGGGTGAGGTGTACGCCTCGTTTACGGTCAAATTCAGAGAGCCGAATCCGGCTTTTTAATATCGTTCAAACACCATTCAAACACCATTCAAACACCATTCAAACGCATAAAACATGAAGATAGGGAAAGACAAAATCAAACATTTCGCCGTCAACTTTGCGGTCGTTCTTGCGCTCGGAGGACCCGGGGTTTGGCTCGCCGCTGGACTTTCGATCGGGAAAGAGTATGGCGATAAGAATGCCACCGGCAACCATTGGTGCTGGTGGGATCTGCTGGCGGATGCCCTTGGCATCGCGGCCGGATATGGTGTGTGCTATTTGATTTGGTTGATATGGAACTGACGATCCATAGCAAGAACCAAGCGCTGAAGCTGACGGTGTCGCCGTCGGACAACTCGACGCGCCAGAAGACGCTGATGTCGGATCATGTCCTGAATCTGACGTTCACGGCTTTCGAGTGTGTGCGGATCGAGGTGCTCGACTACGTGGACTTTGCCGGCGTTCGGTTCTGGGCCATGGAGGAGTACGTTCCCAAAGAGGTGTCGACGGTCGAGTGGGAATACAACTGCAAGTTCTACGGCATCGAGGACCTGATCGGGCAGGCTCTGGTCCTCGAGCTGACCGACGGAAAGAACGACCCGGTCTTTTCGCTGACAGCCCCGGCCCGCGAGCACATGGCGCTTATCGTCGCCAACATCAACCGCAAGCTGGGCGTGACCGACTGGAAGGTCGGAGAGGTGATCTCGACCGAGAACATCACCATCGACTACCAAGGCACCTACTGCGATGAAGCCCTGTCGAAGCTCGCCGATGAAACGGAGAGCGAATTCTGGTTCGATGGCCAGACGGTGAACCTGTGCCGTTGTGAATATGGCGAGGAGATCACGCTCGGCTACGACAATGGCCTAACCAGCCTTGACCGGCAGGCTGCCGACAACATCCAGTTCTT